ACAACTAAACCGAGTATTGCACTTAGTTTAATCTTAACATTGTTCATAATACGCATAGCTGTAGATAGCGACAGCATTAATGCTCCAATAGATGTTACTGCTCGTTTTAAATCTTCATAATCGTATTTTGCTAATTCAGCCATTGATTTAACAAGGATACGAATAGCCAGTACAAATGCGATTAATTTAAATGCACCAACTTTTATCTTATCTACTTTAGAAAGCAACTTCATACTAGTCACTAAAATAAGCGAAGCTGCGGCTACACCACCGGCAGATTTGACAAGTTGATTTTCATTCAATGTGCTCAACTCACGCATAGCTTTTGCCATAATTTTAATAGCTAAAGCGAAACCAATCATACTGATAGCAGTACTAGGAGGTATCTTTTCCATACCAGCTAGACGTTTCATGGCGGCAGTAAGAATATAACTAGCAGTAGCAATACCCAATGCGGCACGTACTATTTCTTCGGAAGACATTCCAGCTAGAACTTTCATAGATACAGCCAACATAGTGATAGCAGTTGCAATCATCAATAATGTTCCGGCTTTAATACCTGTTGTGAATGAACTAATTGCATCTTTTAAGCCATCAAGAACACCTGAAACTTTAGATACGATTTCATCACCTTTTTCAACGAGTTCTTTAATTGGATCTAAAATAGGAGATAGGAATCCACCACCTTTATCATCTCCACCCTTGAACATTTTGAAAGCTTTAAATCCAGCAAATCCTACTAACATAGTTTTTAGGATATCTGAAAGATTAAATAATGATAAATTCTTCTTGAATACACCAATACCCTCTTTTACAGCGCTACTTAAAGATGTAAAGATGCCCTTAACCGTATTAACTAAAGCATCTCCGCCCTTAATATTGCTTGGCGAGAATAATTTCTTTATAGAATTTACTATTCCGTCTAAAGAAATACTATTCATTTTAGACAATTTCGATATTAATTTATCAAATATTGATAGGAATCCTTTAACGCCTGCCGCTAAAAATTCAAATACTGTTTTAAATGGGTTTGATGATTGTATAGCGTGTTCTATACCTTCTACAAATTTGCGAATTGCGCCAGTGACCTTCTCAAGTAATGTCATGAATGCTAAGAATCCTGATCCATTACCCGAAGGAGCAAATGCTTTAAAGAAAGATGTAACTATAGACGCAGCAATTCTGAATAAAGATCCTAAAATACCCAAGACATTTCCGATAGTTTGTCCTAGTTTAACGAATCCTGCTTGCATTTTTTCTGATTTTAATGCTGTGAAGAATTTCTCAATTCCTTTAGCCACATCTTGAATAATGAATAAGAATCCATTTGCAGATCCAGCTACAGAGGCCATACCTTTAGCGACATTACCAATAACACTAATAACTCCAGTGAATACCGCACCAAACGCTCTACCAATGGATACCATTGTATCTTGTAATGCCTGCCAGTTACGGATTTTAGATGTAAATTCTTCTAATTTAAGAGTTACTTGGTATAATGCTTGCGCAGAATCTTTATAGGTTCCGATTATATCACGGAATCCTTTTCTTAAATTAGTTAATGAATTGAATACAATAGCAAAGCTATTTTCAATAGTATTAAACCAACTTTGTTGACCACCAAGATCCTTCCATGTTTTCAACATGGCATTACGATAGTTACCTAAACTTCGTTCCATTTCAAGAACAGAGTCATAATATTTTCCTTGGTCATCGGAGATAAACGGATTAACTAAATCTCCAATTTTAGTCCACATATTTTTGGCTTCTTCAAATCCTCCTAGGAAATATTCCCAAGTTGTGGCCCATCCAGAACCAATAGCTTCCTGAACAGTATCCACTAATTGACCGAAGGATTTAACTTTGGTTGCAGCATCAAGCATTGATTGGTCTTCAGAAAATTCTCTCAAAGTTTCCAACAATACTTCAGAAGTTAACCAACCATCTTTCAATGAGTCACGGAAAGATTTTGTCATATCTCGAGCATGACCCAACTTTTCAGCGGTTTGTGTTAATCTATCTTGAAATAGTTTACCACCCATACCGGCATTAACTACTGAGTTCCAGTCTTGTAGGCCGACACGTCCAGCAGCCAATGCTTGAGATAATTGATACATGGCAGTACTAGCTTGTTGCGTATTTGATCCAGAAGCAGCCGCCAAGTTAGAAATACCTTTAATCGCAGTGGCTGATTTATCCAAACTTACACCCGCCGCAGTAAATGTACCGATATTTCGGGTCATATCGGCGAATGAGTAAATAGTCTTATCGGCGTAATCATTAAGATCTTCCAATGACTTAGACACTTTTTTCATACGAACAGAACTATCGGGGATTTCCCATTCTGTATTCGTCATGATCGTTTGAATGGATCCCAGTTTGTTATTGTATTCGCCAAGACCATCTACAGGCCCTCTTAAAAATTGACTACCAAAGCTTATAGCTTTTTGCATCATTCCGCCCAATACATTACCCATAGCAATATCCATTACAGATAATGAATTTTGTACAGAGCTAGCGGCTTTTGAAAATGCATTAGACAAAGGACTAGCATCAAATCCTGATACTTTTGTATTCAATCCATCAATAGATTTAATAGAATTGGGAAATCCTTGATGGTTATCTGCCTTCTGGAAAATACCTTTAAGTCGAGATAGAATAGATGATGTAGTAGCAGTTTTGCTAGCAACATCGGTATTCATTCTATCAATAGATTGACCCGCGCCAGACATATCTATTCCCCGAGCGCTTCGGTTAAAAATTCCTTTAAGGCGAGATAGTAATCCCTCAGATTTTTGTGTTGATGAAGAAATTGCATTATTCATCTCCGACATATCTGAGGCTATGTTTCTAGTCGCGTCTTTACCATTGACTTTACTAAAAGCTCTTTTCATTCGTTCCAATGCGGAGATAGTATCATCGGCATTCTTAGAAAATCCTTTATTGTCTAAGGTGACCTTGGCGACTTTTTCATCTACATATCCGGCCATAGTTTACCTTTCTATTTTAGATAATCTTCTAAAACTTTATTAATAGTTTTCTTATACGCAGCATCAATGGCAGAATCTATATATGGTCTTGGAGTGACATAACCTCCGGTGCCAGTACCATGTCCATAATGCAAAATTATAGCTATGTTGACTCCATCATTAATATGCGTATTGTAAATTTCTAAATCAAGACCTCTAGATGTGCTTACAATTTTATACCCCCATGCATTCGCAGTTTCACCTGATTCTACAGGAGTGGCATCTCGTAAAGCATTGACAATTGCTTGTCCCAAAATGTCAAGATTAGCTCTTCGTGACTTTTTTAAATATTTTTCTAAATTTCCAAAATCACCATATTCCTGAATTCTCATGTTTTATAATCATCCATTCATCTTTTTCCTCTGTTCTTCAAGTATTTTTCTATTTCTAAGAACTTGTGCCTGATGTTCTTCCATTGCTTCGGCTCGTGTCATTTTCTTAGGTGGCTCTTGTAATGATCCGACACAGTTAAGTAACATAATCAATTTATTTAGATTTCGATCTTCCCAGTTAAAAGGAATATGATTCAAAGCCATCATTGCATAAATTATCTCAGATGTAAATATTTTCTTTCGATGATACCCATTACCGTGACTAGAATTATTTTTAGGTAATTCGGTGGCACTTGGAGTGGTCTCCATGTACTTGATAATCTCTTTAAAATTACTTTCAGTAAGTCTAGAAATATCAAATTCTTTGTCGGCCATCATTACAATAAAATCCAGAATTTCTTCTTGTTCGATATTCTTAGAATTATCGATAAATCGTTTTCTGTATTTGGTTTCCCATTTATCTAACACAGTTAGAGTATATCTAAAAGTAACATCTTGTTTTGGTTCTGTTATAATAAATTGAGATATGCTGTCATCCCACATTTCAAGCTCATCCAAAGTTATAGTTAAAAACTCAGACATAATATTCACACCTCAAACA